GCGCGCCGCGAGAAAAATGTGCCATTGTCGGCAAGAAAACGGCGGGAACTAGTGGCAAAGACCTTCACGGTTGCACACTTTCGGCAATGGGCTAAGAACCTCATCCTCGACACGGACAAGCCGTGGACGCTGCAACCGTTCCAGGCCGCGTTCCTGAAAGACCTCTTCGCCGGTTCGCCAGAGTGCTGGCTGCTCGTGCCCGAAGGCAACGGCAAGACCACGTTGCTCGCTGGCCTCGCGCTGTACCACTGCGAGTTCCGACCCTTCGCCGTCGTGCCCGTCGCTGCGGCCTCCCGTGAACAGGCAGAGATCATGTACCGGCAGGCGGAGGGCTTCGTCTTCCGCTCGCCGCGACTGTATGAGGTCGTCCACTCTGACCTGCAAGTCATCAAGGGCAAGCAGAAGCTCGACGTGCCGCGCTTCCAGTGCCTCGAAGGCTACCGCCGCATCAACCATTTCCAGGGCGGTCGCATCCAGGTCTTCGCCGCCGACGACCGTACCGGCGACGGCATCATCCCGACGCTGGGCATCATCGACGAGCCACACCGCCAACGCGACCTCTCGCTGTACCGGACGTGGAGCGGCAAGCTGCTCAAACGCGAGGGCCAGATCGCGGCCATCTCCACGGCAGGCGAACCGGGCTCCGACTTCGAGCTGACGCGCTCCCGCATCCTCGCGGGCTCGACCATCACGCGCAAGGGCTCGTTCACCCGCGCCGTCTCCGAGCGTGTCGTGATGCACGAGTGGGCCGTGCCCGAGGGCGCCGACACCGCCGACATCTCCGTCGTCAAGGCGGCCAACCCATTCAGCGGCATCACGCGGGCGATGCTCAAGCGGAAGTACGAGTCGCCGACCATGACGGCTCACCACTGGGAGCGCTTTGTCTGCAACCGCCCGACCTTCGAGGACACCGCCTGGCTCGGAGCCGACGCCAAACGCATCTGGGACGCCATCATCGACCCCTACATCTTCATGGACGGCGCGACGACGTGGGTGGGTGTGGACATCGCGCTCAAGCGCGATACCTCGGCGGTCGTGGCGGTGCAGCGCCGCCCCGATGGACGCTACCACGCCAAGTGTCGCATCTGGGCACCGACCGACGATCACCCGGTCGACGTGACCGACATCATGCAATACCTCCGCGACCTCGACGCGCGCTACACCGTCGAGGCCATCAGCTACGACCCGCGCTTCTTCGACGTGGCAGCGAAGTTCCTGCTTGACGAAGGGCTCGCGATGTTGGAGATACCGCAGCACCTTGAGCGCATGACGCGCGCTGTCGGGGGACTCTACGAGGCCATCAAGGGCCAACAGATCAGCCACGACGACGACCCGGCCTTCACCGCGCAGGTGCTCGGCGCCGTTCCCAGGTACAACGACCGCGGCTTCACGCTCGCCAAGAGCAAGTCACGCGGTCACATCGACGCCGCTATCGCGCTGGCGCTTGCCCATGAGCGGGCCGAGCGACCGTCAGAGCAAGCCCAAGTGGAGTTCATCGCATTGTGAACATCCTGCAATCGTTCCGAGACTTCATGCGTCCTTACGACATGAACGCCATCGCCGAAGAGCGAGCCCTGACCGAAGCCCAGAAGTGGGCACGCGACATCTCGTGGGGGCCGATGGCGGCTGGCGTCAACGTCACCGTGGAGCGGGCGATGGAGTCGGCCATCGGTGCCTGTGTGCGCCTGCTCGCCGACGACATCTCCTCGCTGCCGGTGGACGTCTACCGAACCGTCAACGGTATTACGCGTGAGGCTGACCCGCCACCGTGGGTGGAGTTCCCGACCGCTCGACGCTGGGACACGTTCCAGACGCACGTCTCCGACGTCGTCGTCTCGATGTTGTCCGATGGCAACGCCTACATCGTCTGTGCGCCGAACACGGTGAACCCCGGCCTGTTCAGTGTGCGCGACCCCGAGACGATGCAGATCGAGCAGCGCGCGGACGGCTTCTGGTTCCGTGATGGGCTCCATGAGTGGACCGAGATGGATATGGCTCACATCCCGTGGGTCCGCCTCCCCGGCAAGCTCAAGGGACTCTCGCCGTTCGAGGCGTCGCGTGGTTCCAGTGGCTTGGAGCTTGCCGCGCGGGAGTGGGCTGGTGCCTTCTTCGAGAATGGCGGCACGCTCGGCTCCGTCATCGAGCATCCGGGCAAGCCTTCGCAGGAAGAAGTCGACCTCATGCGGGAGTCGTTCACCAAGCGGCACGCTGGCTCGGGCAATGCCTGGAAGCTGGGTGTCCTGACCGGTGGCGCGAAGCTCGCCTATGGCGGGCGTGTCCTGCCGAGGGAAGCCGATCTGCAGCCGTTGTGGAAACAGGTGTTGGAAGCCGCGAGTCGGCTCTACCATGTGCCCCCGCACCTGCTCGGCAGCCAAGACCCCGGTGGCTCGTCCTACGCCAGCGTCGAGCAGCGCAGCATCGAGTACGTCCAGCACGCAATCGTGCCGGTGACCACCCGCCTCGAAGCGACGTATAACCGCTTCCTCGGTCCCGGTCGCTACCTGAAGTTCAACACCAACGCGCTGCTCCGCGGCGACATCAAGTCCCGCGCGTCGTGGTATCAGATGGCCCTCACCAACAAGGTGATGATGCCGTCCGAGGTCCGCGACAAGGAAGACCTCCCCTTCGACCCCGCGAACACCGGCTACCTCCAGACGCCGAACAACAACGCGCCCGAAGGCACGCAGGCCGAAGGCGACGATCCGCAGGCCGCCGCCATCACCATCAAGGGCGAGTTCCGAGACGAGGCGGCAGACCGCATCTCGGAGCGTGTCGCCGCAGCGATGGCAGAGCGGGACCAGTCCACCTTCGCCGCGCTCGCGGAAGTCGCCACGTCGGCGCAGCGGGACGTGGCTGCGTTGCGCGACCAGATCGACGCAGCAGAAGAAGCGAAGCGCCAAGTAGAACTTCTGCCGGTCGACCGCAAGGTCGTGCGGGACGGCGAGGGCCGCATCGTCGGCGTCGTCGAACACAAGGGCGCTCACGTCGTCCGCAAGGTCATCGAGCGTGATGCTGATGGCCGCGTCATCACCGTGCGCGAGGTCGCTGCATGAAGGTCCAAGTCAAGGTCAACGGCGCGGGAGCCGTGACGCATCAGTGCCGCGCCTGCGGCGCACCCATCAAGGAAGAGCCGGTCTTCGTCCATCGTGACGGCCAGCTCGTCGCATTCCACAAGGAGCATCTGAACAATGGCCGCTGATCCACGGCTCGCGAATGTTGCCGCCACGACGGCGGTCAAGTCCATCACCGCCCTCATCGACGCGACAGGCGCAGGCAGCGCCGTCTTCTATGACGGCACCATCCCCACCAACGCCGACACCGCCGTCGGCGCGCAGGTCGCACTCTCGACCGTCACCTTCTCGGCCACGTCCTTCGTCGCCGGACTTACGGGCGCTTCGACCGCCGCGACCATCACCGGCTCGACGGCTGGCGCTGCGGGCACCACGACCTGGGCGCGCTGGCTCGGCGGCGATGGCGGCACCGTGCTCGACTGCACGGTCGGCACGGCTGGCGAAGACATCAACTTCAACTCGAACATCTTCTCTGTCGGCGCCAGCGTCGACGTGACCAGTCTCGTCGTCACCGTGCCGAAGACCTGATGAAGCGCATCCTCGGGGCCGTCCTCGCGGCGGCCCTGCTACTGCTCCCGTCCACGGCATTCGCAGCGAAGCCCGTTCCCAGTGGCACCATCGCCATCGCGGACGCCGACCTCGTCTACGGCGGGTTTGTCACGTTCGATGTGACCACGGAGCCCGTGAACAAGGGCTTCTACTACACCACCGTCGTGTGCAGACAGGCCACCGTCGTCTATCAGTGGTCGCAGAGGCTCGTGCTCTTCCCGTCACCGCAGACGTATCCATTCGAGCAGCAGGACGGGCTCGCCGCGGTCGGGCTCATCTGGGACCAGTCAGCTCCTGCTGACTGTGGCGCAGAGTTGCGCTGGTATGAGCGCCACGGTAAGAGCGTCACCATCCGGTTACTGGACTCGCTTACCTTCGAGGTCTGATCCATGGGCGCCATCCATGACGCTGTCCAAGCCGCCAGTACCGAGAGCGAACGCAAGGCTATCAAGGCCCAAGCGTGGGTCGACCAGGGACTAGCCGAAGGCTGGAACTTCACCTATCGCGGATACAAGGTCACGCTCACCGTGGCGATGGAGATGGACTCGGGCGACGTCGTGTTCAACGCCACGCTGTCAAAGTCAGGTACCGACTACACGCCCGCCACCCTCAACCCCATCCGCATCGTCAACCCGCCCTACATGGTCGAGGACGCCGCTGGTGACATCACCATCGGCTACCTCGACGTGGACGGCAACCCGCAGACCATCAAGGCCCGCGAGGACATCCCGGCCCGCATCATCAGCCAGTTGCAAGACCTCGGCGACAAGGTCATCGACGCACTCTGATGAGCACCACCGTCGTCTACGCCAGCGGGGAGAGCGGACGCATCCGCCTCGAGGGCGGGCCCACATATCTCGACGCGGCCCGTAACAACGGCAGCATCACAACGACGGGGCCGGCTACGACCTCTTACCCCGGCCAGAACTTCGCGGCTGGCGACTACTACTGTTACCAATCGTTCCTCCTCTGGGACACGTCAGCCGTCGGCACCGATAGCGTCAGCAACGTGGACTTCGACGTGGATGGCGAAACGGACGCCAGCGATGTCGACTACGTGGTCGAAGGGTATGCCTTCACATGGTCCGGTGGCGGCCTGACGGACGCCGACGCTCGCGACTCGGATGCTGGCATCCCCGCACTCGGTAGCATCATCTCGTCGTATGACACGACCGGCGGGTGGACGACCACGGCGGGCTACAACCAGACGATGGGCGCGCTGTCTGGGTTCAACGCCGCCATCAATGGCAGCGGCAACACCGAAGTCGTCCTTATCTCCAGCCATCACCGCACAGAGACGGCCCCGACCGGCTCTGAGTACGTCATCTTCCAATGTACCGGCAACACCAACGACGCCCGCCTCACCATCACCCACGCCCCGAGCGTCACCTACACCTACGCCAAGCCCGACAGCGACATCTCAGCGAGCGGCTGGGCCACCGCTCCGTTATGGAGTAAGGTCGACGACCCGCCCGACACCCCTGACGCCACCGTCGTGACGGGCACGGCGAGCTGATGGAGTGCCAGGCGTCCGCGGACCACTGTTGCAATCTAGGTCCGTTCGGCGTCTGCCCAGCCCTCCGCGACGACGGCCCTAACGCCGACCGCCGCTGGGTCTGCACCATCCGCGAGCACGAGGGCTCGTGGGCCGCGATGGTCACCGCGAAGGCGTATCGGCTTTCCGGCATCGCTGACATCGTCCGCGACCTCGTGGGCGTGGACTGCGGCGACTGGCCGCGACCCGGCAAGACCTGCCATACCTGTGGAGTGATCGGATAGATGGCAGACCTCGGAACCCTGCGACCAGGCGCGAACGACGCGACCGCGACACCCAACCAGACGGCGGCGTGGAACACCATCCCCGGCGCGACCGGACTCGCGGACGACAGCGATGCCACCTTCGGCGCTATCTCGTTAAACGTCCAGGGCAACTACGGCGAGTCCTTCGCGCTCGGTGATACGCCCGCCGACTTCGCGACCAT